CTCTCTGATAAACAGTATCTACGCTTACAGCCATAATTTGTTTTTTATTTTATATAGTTATAGGCCACCTTTCAGCAGCCTATTACTATAAAGGTGACTAGTTTAGTCTTTTCTCAATTGCCTTGTATACCTCCATTCCTTCATCCGTTCTAAAGAAAGCAGATAAAGCAAAGTAAGGGTGTTCGTCAAATGGTACAGTCATTATCTTTCTTCCATTTACTCCGTAAGTAAACGTTCTTTGATCTTGAGATAATGCTATTATACCTTGTTCAACTGCTTTAGCTCCAAAGCTTCTTAATTGCGTATTTTCATCTTGAGCTAGTTGCAAGAATAAATTAGGATTTCTTTTTGCGAATATTAATAGATCTCTTTTTAACTCTGATGAAGATAATTCAGAAACTGCGCTACCCACTTCAACACGAAGTATAGCTTCAGCTTCATTTATATCTAAGCTTTTAGCTAGGTTTAATGCTTGCAATTCGAACTCAATCCAATCAACTTCATTACTAGCTTGCTCTGAAGGTTTGTATTCTTCATAAACGCCCCCTTTTAAAGCGGGGTGATATAAAGATAATAATTTTTGTAACACTACATTTTCTTTTGGTACTCGTAGCTTTCCATCTCTAAATACAATACGCCCTAACACCGCTTGCCCTTTTTGCTCTTCAACAAAGCAAGACTTTTGATTAGTAGCATATCTTATTTCTTTTTGGTAACCCTCTTTTTCGTCAAAATATAGTAATGATCTTTTAGCCGTATGATAAGTTGGTAACGTAAAAACTAAAGGGCTTGAGTTTATTAGTTCGTATAAACGATCTTTAATTACCCATTCATCTTTTTTTGGTACCGCTTTTTTAGGCATTTCTATTTTTGGTTGTACTTTTGTTTCAACCTCTTGCTGAGGAGCAACCTCAACTTTATTTGCTGTAGCTTTTTTAGCCATAATATAATATAATATAAATGTTAATAATGTATGACAATAGCCTCTTACTATTAATTATAATAAGCTACTGTCGCTAATAAGAGTAATAACTACCCCCGTAGATTCAACGAGGGTAATTACTACAATAAAATTACTATGCAGGTAGGTTTTTCAATAACACAAAGTTATTAGCTGCTTGAGTACACATAGTTCTTTCTGACAAGAAATGTACATTCATTGCATCTTGGTCACTTGTGTAGTTTCCACCAACTGATCCAGTCACCCATGATTTCAAACGTCTGTCATCAGCTTCTGAAGCTCTATAACGGATATGTAAGAATGGTCGTGAGATGTTCTGGCCTAATTGTTGATCATATACAGTAGATGTTCCTGCTGGAACAATTACTCCTGCTATATCTCCAATAAGTCCACGAGTTGTAGAATCGTTTAAGTATTTCCAGTCTGTCTTATAGAAATCGTAAGATCCTCTACGGAATCCTGAGAAGCCTAAGTTCAACGCCATTTCTTCAGAATTTTCAAATACACCATAAGATGTTCCTCCTGTTCCGTAAGAATTTTGAGCGGCTAACATATTATCAATACTCAATGCTGTAGCGCGATCTAAGAACATCATATTCTCTTCAATAGCACCTTGCTTATCAAGCTCTTGTAATATAGTGTCAAACTCTAAAAGCCCAGCTCCACCTGCCGCACCAAAATCAGGATCGTTAAATACCAATCCTCTTTCTTCTAGTGAGTCAAATAAACCTTGCATACCTTCTAAAGTAGCTCCTTGGTTGTCTATAATAGTACCGGCTGCGCTCTTAGCTTCAACCATAGACATTTCTAGGTAATCTTCAAAACGAATACGAGATTCATGCTCAGACTTTAGGTACCATAGGTATCCTCCAGTTCCAATTTCAGTAGTTACTTCTACCCATCCAATTTGAGCAACATCAGAACCATTTACAGAGTACTTGTCTCTTAAAATGATTGGCTTGTTACTGTAAGTTGTGAAAGAAGCGTCAATAGAATTACCTGCGTTTTCAGAGTTTTTCCCATATTCAGATCCATACACGAATAAACTTACGTCTGTTGCCTCAGCTATAGCAGCTGGTAACTGACCATTGGCAGTATCATATACTTCGATGTTGTAAGATTGATTACCTCCAGCTAAAGTTCCTAAAGATTTTACAAAAGCTTTTACCGTTGTGTTTCCTTTAGCAACCACGATAGTCATGTTAGGTCCCAATAGTGGAACTTTCCCGTCTGCGCCAGGAGAAGGCAAGCTTATTGTTTTAGCAGCCGCTGCTCCAGCAGTTGCTGTATCATAAGCAATGTGTAATCTTCCTTGTTCTGACCAAACTACTTGATCCGATGCCATAGGCATCTCTGCTCCGACCATACGTAAAAATCCAGTGATCGTTCTGTTTCCATAACGCTCAATTTCTTTTTCGTATACCTCAGGTAAAAATTGTTGTGTAAAATCCATGTCCGCTAGAGATAAATAGTTGTCCCCAAATAATCCCTTTACTGGACGTGGTGTTAAATGCGCTAAGTTGGCTAACGTAGCGGGTGATGTTGCAAATGCCATAATTTTTATTATTTAATGTTTCTAAAACTTTTTATTTTTAATTTTGAATCACTTCCCCCGGAATTAACAGATCTTACTGACCACCCATTCGGTGCTTTAACATCTTCGTGAACGCCTCTCGCGCCCATTTGTACGTTTTTCGAATTAGATATACTCGTTTTCATAGCGTCGGCTTTGCCTTGCTCATAAAAATGATTTGCAATAGAATCTGCATTCATAGCTGTAAACAATCCCTTGTGGTACCCCGCTGCATCTGACATTTGGTTATCTTTATCCAAGAACTTCTTGACAAAATTATTAATGTCGCTTTGGGTTTCCTTAATAGTAGGAGCGTCTTTAACTTTAAAACGGAATTTTTTGTCTCCAACTTGATAATCAAAACCTTTGAAATCATCGTTAAAAACACTTTCCGTTTTCTTTAAAAACGTTTGTGTTTGTTTTTCAGCTAATTGAGTTGCTGCTTCGTTTTCTTTTGTATAGCGATTGAAAAAGTCTACCGCTTTCTTTTGTTCAGGAGCCAGCCTTGCGCCGCCTTTAATTTCCTGATAATATTTATCTTTTAATCCAGTAAGGTGGTTTTTAGCTTTTGCTAATTCCTCTCTTCTAGCTAGTTTTTTTCTTCGTATATCTCTTTCTTCGTCTAAGTCTTCATCATAAAGAAAGTTATCTTCCATCATAAAGTCTATGTCTTCTTCGTCTAGATGAGGTTTTGTATTAGCGTAGTATTCTCTTAACAGTTGAGATTCGTCTAAGTCGTCATAATTCTTATTAAGCTTAACATAGTCCTCAAGAGTCCCGCTTGTTTCATTCATAAAGTCAACAACCTTTTGAATGTTTTCAGGTAGTTCAACGCCGGTTTCTTTTTGTTCTTCTATAGCCTCAACTATATTGTCTTGCAAATCATCCGCTTGCTTCTGTACTTCTTCTTCTGTTATTTCCTCTATAGCGGATTCTACAGCATCAGGTACGGCAGTTTGTTCTTGCACTTCAACCACAGGTTCTTTTGCCTGTATTGGTTCCGGCACATCTTGCATTAGCTCCGGGGTATCTTGTGCAGGCTCCGCTAGCTTAGACATATCTAATTTAATTGTTCCCTCTTCGTCTACTGACATGGGATTTGTATCAACAACCTCTTCCTGAGGTGTTTCTACTTGCTCTGTATTTTCTGTTTGTTCTGACATGATAAAATATTATATAATTGTTATTACTATTATTACCTAGGATCGAACGCACCTAAGCCAAAACCTTGGCCCATTACGTCATTTCCTGCGGATTCAAAGTTTTTAGGTGGAGAATCATTCTTTCTTTGAGCAATCATCTCACTTTGCTGGGTACCTTGTATTCTAGTTCTTTGATCTTTACGATCTTCTATTTCTTTCTCTTTTGATTTAGCCCCGTCTACTTCTATACCTTTTAATTGCATATTGTATTGGAACTCTAATGCCATCAATTCTTTCTTAGCATTAACCTCGACGCTTATTCTTCTTTCTTCTATGCTTGCTTTAAGTTGCTCCAATTGCGCTTTAGTCTGGAACATAGCTTGATCTTTTTGTACTTCTGCTTGAGCCGCCACCTGTTGTGCTTGGGCGTTAGCCTGTGCTTGAGCTTGTATATTAGCTTGCTGTTCCGCTTGCAGTCTTTCCTGGCGTTTCTTTTGTTTGACTTTAAGCAATTGGTTTGCTAGCTTTATATTTTTAACTTCTCGTATGTCAATAGCATCAGATAAATCTATAGATCCTTGCTGTAGGGCAGTCTGAATATTGTTTTCAAGCATAGCGGATTCTTCTGCATCAGGCATTAGTTCTAGTGATATTCCAAAGTCGTGCATATACAAGTCTGACATTTCCTCCAGAATACCTACATTAAATTTACCTATTTTGGTTATAAACGCTTCTTTAGCTGGGTGATACTCTATTATATCTGATATTCTTAAAGATAAGCACTCGCAAAGTTCTCTTGTCAAATATAAACCTGAATCTAATATATGCCTTGTTGCAGTGTTTGAATTTGCTGCTGCTAATTTTTGCACCCCTACTAATGCTCTAGAGTCTGGCGTAGACCCGTCTCTCGCTTCATTTAATCCGGTTACATCCCTTATCATTTGCAGATAATAGTTGTAAGTTGCAATTAGTGTTTGTAGTTTTTGCCCTCCGCTTCCTGTTGGCACTTCCTGTATAGGCACTTTGCCAGGATTCATATCACCTTCCTGTGTAAATGATCTACCTATTATAGAACCTGTTTGAAAAAACATATTTAATGCTTCTTGCGGGTTGTAGTTTGTTCCGTTACCTAGGTCTACTTCATTGATACCATCTGCATCAAGGTATACCCCGTCAGGAATCATTCTTTGTAGTACTTGCTGTAATTTCAAGTGGGTTAATTGTACCATATCGGCAAACCCTGTACATTTACTTACTAATGATTCTATTTTGCCCTTATACATTCTAGGGGCGGTAATAGCGTAATTCATTTTAACCTTAGATACATCGCTTTTAGGGCGCATCATATTCTTTGCCATTTCCCACTTAAGCATTATATCCGTGCCAACAATCATAACACCTTCGTAAAGTACTTCAAGAGATCTTGACATTTTACCAAATTGCTCTTCTAGCATTTCTACCGGAGGATCAAATTGATCATCTCGCACTATTATTTTGCTTGCTCCTGTCGCGGTCTCTTTGACCTTATACACTTCGTTCATATAAGTCTTATAATTAAAATATAAAACCTGTATAACGTTTGAGTCTCTGTTATTGTTGTATTGATTGCTTACGGTCTGATCAAATACACCGTAATTTTGTGTTCCTTGTTGTTTAATTTTTTCTAACTGATCTTGAGTTAATTCGGGAAATTGTTTTTTAATTTCGTTTATTGGCACAAACTTAACTTCTCCGACATAGTATATATCCTGAAAATAAGGGTCCTCTGTATAAGAGTATACTAAATAAGCTGGATCAACGTAATCAACGGTTACTCCTTCTGATTCTGAAAAGTTATTTTTTACACAACCTATACCCAATGTTGCTAAATCT